AGCCGCCTCGGCGGGTGCACCGTTGTGCTCCTCCAGCGCGGCCTCGAAGTCCTCCAGAGTCCAGTCCTCGCCTTCGAGACCCAGATCGGCAGCAGACAGCGGCACGCCCTGCTCCTCCCAGGTCGCTGCGGCACCCTCAGCCACGGGAGCCTCGACGGCGTTCGGGTCGATGGGCTGACCGTCGGGGCCGAGAGCGGGCTGGGCGTTGGGGTCGGCGGGACCGCCCGGAACCGGCTGGCCGGTGAGCGGGTCGATGCCGGAGGCAGCCTGTGCGGCCTTCTCCTCTTCCTCGCGCTTCTCGACCTCGTCGTAGTCGATCTCCAGGCCCATCTCCTCCGCCATGTTCTCCTCCAGCGCCCGGACGAACTCGGGCGTGGCGTTGACGGACTCGCCTGCGGTGAGGACCTTGTCGAACGTGGCGGCGATGGACGCACGCTGCTCGTCGGTCAACTTGCCCCAGGTGAAGGTGGGGTAGACGCCGTTCTTGAAGTTCAGGTCGATCAACTGCGGGATGATGTAGTGGTTGATCTGGTTCGCGATGTCGTCCATGATCGCGCGCAGCATCAGGATGAACATGTCGTCGCCGGGCTGGGCGAAGTTCACCAGGCTGGAGTCGCCGGAGCCGCCACCCTGGGTGCTGTCGAAGAAGTTGGCGAGCACCGACTTCGACATCTGGCTGTTGTGGTGGTTGATGAGGTTCAGGAAGTCGAACGACCCACCCTCCCGCAGCACGTCCACCTTGAAGCCCTCGGGCGTCATCATCCACTGGGCCAGGGAGAGACGCGCGAGGCTCTGGGCGAACTCCGACTTGGCCTGCTTGGAGGCCTGGGCCGGGACGGTCCCGACGCGCGTACCCACGGCAGCCCGCTGCGCAGCGAGGTGAGCCGTGTAGTACAACTTCACCTTCTTGTCGTAGTGGTAGAAGGCGCTCTGGAAGAAGGAGACGCCGTAGAACTTGCGCTCCTCCTCCTGGGCCGCGTAGTAGAAGGCGTAGTCGGCGGGGATGTAGACGTCGATGGACTGGCCGTTCTGCGCGGCCTGCTGACGGAGCCCCTGGAAGCCGCCCTTGTCGTCGGTGATGAAGGTGATCGTCTCCGGGGGGCGGTGGCCCAACTTCCGCAGCGTGATCTTGCCCTTCAGCGGGCCGGTGTCCGGAATCCAGAAGACCTTCTCGAAGGCGGCGAAGCCGTCGAAGAGGCCCTGGAGGATCTGGCTCATCACCCGGTGGAACGTGACGGTCATGCCGCCGCTCTCGGCGGGGAGACGGAAGACGTTCTCGATGAACTCGGCCTCCTCCTCCCCGTCCTCTCCCGGCACGAACGTGCACGAGGTGAGCGCGGAGCGGATGGGCAGCGAGAGCAGTCGGTACAGCGCGCGGGCCTGACCGTCCATGCGGCGCATGGTGACCAACTGGCGAACTGTGGGTCCCTCGTCACCGTCGGTGTAGCGGGAGACCTCGCGAAGATTCTTCTCGCCGTCGGTCTTCTCGACGCCCACCGTGGTGCCGCTGAAGGGGGTGCTGAAGGGAAGATTCGTGTCGGTGCCGTACTCGTCGCCAAGGGCTTGAATCTCGACGCTCTGCTTGGTTCCGGTGGTCTTCTTGGCGCTCTTCGCCGTCTTAGCCATGAACGCCTAGTCCTTCCAACCCGAGGGGGAGGTCGAAGACCCCGCCAATGAAATCTTCCTCCATGCCCTCCAACGGCTCCATCGTACTGCCCGTGGAGAAGAATCCGACCTCGTCCGCCGCGATGGACGAACCAGAATCTTCCTCACCACCGATGGCCATGGCGGAGACGATGGAGCAGGAGAAGGCGTCTGCCTCGTCCTTGGAGCCACCCTGCGGGTGATCGACCTTGTCCCCGATGCGGGACAGGCCTTCGAGTTCCATCTGGAGCAGGTTCGAGAACGGCATGTGCAGCCGTCCGTCCGAAGCGACGTCCTTCAGGGACTTCCAGATCGAGGGGTCCTTGTCCGTGCTCATGCGGCCCGTGGGCACGCCGTGCATCTCCAGGATCTGGATGCTGTCGGCGGACTGGAAGCCGTCGTAGGTGACCATGCCGACGTAGAAGCCGCGCTTCATCAACTCGAAGACGAGCGAGCGCGCCCAGCGAATCTGGATCTCACGCGGAGGCTGTGCGCCGATGTCAGCGCCGAAGGAGACGGTGAAGTCGTTGCGCACGATGGGCAGCGTGCGGGTGATGGTGTCCACGAAGCCGTCCGGGTTGGTGACCTTCTCCTCGCGCTCGTCCCACCGCTCCACGTGGCTCATGGCCACCCCTGCGCGGTCGCCCTTGATGGCCAGGTCGAAGTGCAGGGCGTAGCGCGCACCCTCGGACGGGGCGAAGCCGGGCTCGAAGGTGAACGTCGGCTCCCAGCCCTGGACGGACAAGCCGGTCTCGTCGGAGGTGAAGGTCTTCAACTCGTAGTCGATGGTGAGCGGCTGGTAGTCGCGGTCCACCGACGCCTTGAAGATGATCGGGTTGCGGAAGTAGGCGTCGGTCGCGCGCTTGGGCTTGCACTCGTACTTGGCCGCTGCGGCGTCCGGGTCCTTGCGGTAGTCCGTCTCGAACTGCTCGGGACCCTTCACGCGGGGGTTGACGTCCCAGGTCGCGTACGGGCCGGAGACGAAGTAGATCGACTTCTTGCCCATCTCCTCCTGGTCCTGGCGTCCTTCGAGCGTCTGGCGCTGGATGGTGGAGCCCTGGTAGCGCGGGAAGGAGATCGCCACGCGCTTGTAGTTCTCGGGGAAACGGGTGGAGGCCGACGTCTTCAGCATCTCCAGGATCGACTCGGCGGTGGTGCTGGCCTCGCGAGCCTTCTTGCCCTGGCCCACCATCTCGGAGCGGGTCTTGAAGGCGTCGATCTCGTCGGCCACGCCCAGGATCAGGTTCAGACCTTCCTGGCCCTCCGCCTCGGAGTGACCGGAGACCGACTCGATGTGCTTGGCGAAGTCGATGGTGTCCCGCTTGGGCTCGGCCTTGTCCTTGAACCAGCCCCGCTTGACGGCCTCGGTCATCGGGCGGAAGAAGGCGCGGTTGGCCTGGCCCGCGTTGGCCGCGATGTTGAGCATGTGGATCGAGTCCTGCTCGGGCATGTCGAAGTACTTCTGCGGGCTCTTCAGGCACATCAGCAGGTAGGCAACCCGGAGGGCACCGATGCGGATGGTGTGGTCCTTCCCGCCGCCCTTGCCCCACTGGCACGTGATGAGGTTGGTCATCCGCACGTCCAGCGAGTCCTTCCAGTACCCGCCGAAGCCCTCGGCCATGAGCGGGTACAGCGAGGGCAAGTAGATGCGCTCCATGTGCTGGACGACGTCGAACTGCTTCTCCGACAGGGCCGGGTTGGCGAGGAACTTCTTGTCCTGGACGAAGACGCTCAGGGAGACAGGCTCCTCCTCGAAGATGCGCTCCAGCGAGGACTTCTGAACGTCGTCCTCAGCGAAGGCGTCTGAGAGACGAAACATGAATCAGCCCTTGTTGGTGAGGCTCATGACGAGCGAGAGGGCGGAGGCGTTCTTGTTGGCCAGCCCGACGAGGTAGCGCATCTCCTCCTCGGAGAGGTCATCGTCGTCGTCCTGGAACTGGACCTCGGCGGGGACCTCCTCGTAGGAGGGCTGGACGCGCTGGGCCACGCCGAAGGTGACGTCGTCGCCCTTGACGATGTACGGGATCTTCAGGAACTTGCCCTCGGCCTCCACGATGATGAAGGACGTCCACAACTCCTTGATCCACAGGTACGGGTAGTCGTAGGCCTCCTGCGGCTGCGACTCGTCCTGGCCGTACGGGTTCTCGTTGTAGGCCTTGGCGCGAGCGACCCGAGCCTTCTCGCGCTCGATGCGCTGCATCGACTCCCAGGCCTGGCGGACCAGGTCGGTGTTGAACTCCCCGACGTCGGGCTGGCTCAGGAAGATGTAGTCGCCCTGGTCGGAGGAGGCCTTGACGACCTTCTTGCCCTTGGACTTGGCCTTCAGGGCGTTCCACTGCGCGAGCGCCTTCGCGGCCTTGGCGCGGGTGTCGGCCTTGACGTCCTCACCGCCAGCAGCCCACCTCTTCACCTGGCTCACCGCGATGGCGATGGCCTGGGAGGTGGACTTGCCACCCTTCTTCAACTCCTTGGCGATCTTGCAGATGTAGTTGGGCAGCCCGCCGCCCTCCTGCACCCAGTTGGTGCCCTTCTTCTCGTTCAGGGAGCACCCACCGGCAGAGGCGAGGGACAGGATCAGCGAGGTCTCGTCGGGGTCGTACACGGTGTCTCCTCAGACCTCGATGGCGGCGAACTGCTCCTGGAGGAACCGGCGCACCTTCTGGCGGTCCTCCGTGACAGTGATGAACTCGGTGGACTGCACGACGATGGAGTTGATCTCCATGAGCAGCGCCTCGCGGCGCTTGTCCTCGTTGGCCATCAGCAACTTGTTGAACTCCTGCGTGGTGGACAGCCACCACGTGTTGAAGTCCTTCTGCTGGGCGGGGGTCGTGAAGCCGTTGGTGCGCTCCTTCTGCTTCATCACGATGTAGTTGTACGCGATGCGCTCCAGGAGCAACTGCTGCACGGTGTTCATCGGCATCCCGGCAGCCTCGCGGCGCAGACGCAGGACAAGATTCGCGTGCAGGGTGACCAGGCCCTCGTCCGCCAGGATGTCGTCCGGCAGGCGGAAGGCCTCAGCGAGGTCGTCCTGCGGAGCGCCGTCCAGGGGGTTGATGGCTTCGGTCATGCTTGTACTATCGACCCTTCGTCAAGGGTGTGCCCGTAGTGGACCCGACACTCGATGTCCGCCTCGTTGAGGTTGGCCCACTGCCAGATCAGGGCTCGCACGGTCTCCTGCTCGGGTCCCGGCTTGATGCGGAACTCCACCTGCAACTCCTTGACCTGCGGCCCAAGATCCTCCGCCAGAGCGTCAAGCGC